CTGAACGCCGGTAATGAAAACCTGGTCACCATTTGCCAATCCCATTGCGGACGAAGTAGTAACTACTGGTGGATTGCCCTGAGTAATGCTGGTGATGCTGACTGACGCGCCCGCCGGCGAGGAAGTTCCGACGCTGGTTATCTGGGCGAATCCAGACCCGTCGTCACGATACGCCCACAATACGCCGTGCCCGGTTGCAGCTCCGGGCGCTTTGCCGGTATCCCACGCCACGCCCTGACTCTGCGTCGGCGGAACACTGCCGGTAGTCCACGGCAAATTGCCGTCACCGTCGACGGCCTCATACGTCACGCCGTTGTAGCGACGCAGCGCGCCGCGAACGTTGACTGTCGCCCCAGGCTCCCACGGCTTAACTTCGCGAATATTCCACTGGGTCATATTGAACAGCGACCCGATGAGATCGCCATTCTGGTCAGGATCGAAAATGTTCGGTCCCTCGTTTGCCGCCGTATTTACCGACGAAAAGAGCGTTACCGCTCCCGTCTGGGCGCCAGCGTAAACGCAAGGGTTGGTTCCCGGGTTGGCTGCGGCGAACGGACCACCGAGAAAGTTGACCGGGACCAGCTGCCAGTTCAGTGGCCCGAAGCGTTCGAGCTTGTAGACCGGAAAGCGTTTCGATCGATGCGTGATGTAAACCACGTCGGCCGACTGGGCGAAAACCAGCTGAAACCGACCGGTCGAATCCGTGAGATCGGCCCCACTATAAGGCGTCGAGATTTGATACGGCACTCCACCCGAAAGAAGCTGAGCGCGATTGGTATAAAAGCGCAGTACATGGTCGCCCCACTCGAGAACATACGACTGCGAGACATTGAAGATAAATTTGGATAGCCAGCCTTGAACGCCTGAATTCGCGACTTCAGCCACAAACACAAGTCCTGGACGTCGGCGTATCGGACCCTGAACCGTCGGAATGAAATTCACCAGGGACGATGCGCCGGCCGCGTATTTCTGGAGGTCGGTGCGCGCTATCAGATTCGCCGATAACTGGCCGGCATTAAAATTTATGAGTCCGGGCGTAGCTTTCGGCATCGCATCAGCCTGGGAGTCGCGCTTGTAACCAGCTCGACGACGCTAGCGGCTCGGGCGGCTGCTCCATCGCGTTGATGCGCATCGCGGTGAACATGGCATCTCGGTATTCCTGGGCCAGTAACTGTCTCTTGTTCGCGGCCGCGCTCAGCGGTTCGCAGAGTTCGATCGCGAGTCGACACGCGAAAGCCTGAACGAAACACGGATCGAACAGCGTCGGATCGGTTATCCGCGCCATGTAACGAATATGCAGCCCTGCCGGCGTCAGAGGCGGCGTGGCCACTCCGAACGGCATCAGGCCAATCGCGATGGTAGTTCCTTCTATCTGATAGTCGGCATTATCCGTCGAGCCCAGATACAGCCATCGATAACCGCCATTCGGAGCAATGTCTCCGACGGCGATCACTCGAAGGCAGTCGACTGGCAGTTCGTATGAGATCGAATAGCCGAATGGCGGCGCCGTGGTCAGCGCTGGGAGCGTGGTCCTTTTGGTGGCGAACTTCCAGAAGTGGGAGCGGATTTCGTTGTCCCTTTGGTTTTCGTAGATCGCGTTGGCTTCGCGCGCTTCTTTGACATTGTCAGTCAGGGTAACGATTCGCCGCGCGCCGAGCTTGGTCAGCGCTATGTTTACGATTCCCGCGTCGCTCGGCATCGGAACCTCCTCTCATGGCTGTCCGAGCGCCTTGCCTGCGCAATGCTGCGCCTCGAAAGTCGACACGTTCGCGGCCACCGTCGCGACACAAGCCCAGCCAATCGATGGGTCATCCTCGATCGAACCTCCGGACGTCCACGGATTGCCGCCCGCCTGCATCCGATAGCCAACGCTGGCTGCCGCCGTAAACGCGGGCGTCGAACTCGGATTATTCCAATCGCCGCTCGAGAGTATCGGCGCGCACCAGAGATCGGCGGCTTCGGCCCAGGACATTCTCCACTTGCAACGCGGCCTCCCGTAAAGGACGACGACCGGCGTTGTGGTCCCGACCGCAATCGGTGCGTTGCTCGCGGACGCTGCGTTGACGAATGTAGTGGAGGGCGCTGCCGACGCCTGGCCGTAGCCAAACGCCAGCAGCAACCCGAGCAAGACCAGAAGGCCAAACCGAATCACTGTCCAGTCTCCGGCGGTGGCTCAGGACTAGTGAGCCCTTGCTCACTCGGCGGTATTTCTTTTTCGGCCGCCTCGCCTTCCATCATCAGCCCGGGCATCGTTCCCGAGGTGTTCTTCAAGACGTAGTTGGCCAGCTCCGCGAGCTTTTCCTGCACCTCTCCCGCCGTCCAGCCCTTGCCGGTATCGACACGCAACTCGATGTCGGTGCCCAGAGTTGCCGCGCCCTCAACGATGAAGAACTCTGTCTGGCCGCGATTCAAACCGTAAAATCTACTGGCCATGATTCACCCGTTAGAACTTGTATTCGACCTCGAGCACGATATTGCCGTTCGCTGAAATCGCAGTCGTAACCGACCCAATCAGGTCATATTCGCGGACCGGATCGGCCGGGAGGCCGAGAATCTGCCAGACCGGCTGCATCACCTTCGCCGCCGTCATCCACGCGGCGACCGGCAACAGCGATACCTTCCATGAAGCCGCAGCCAACGCTACGGCAGCACCGAAGAATTGATTTGCATTCGCGACGCCGCCGGCATTCACTAGCGCGAAGCCACCACCGTTTGCCGTGGTTTCGAACAGTCCCAGCGACAGCGCGCCGAGCGCCGTATCGTTGCTGATCGACGCCGACTTGATGATCGCACCCGAGGGAATCGAGAAGAACCCATAACGCGAAGTGGTATCGTCCGCTGATACGGCTGCAACACTGCCGAGCCGATGAAACGGTCGGCCACTAAAAAGTGGGCTGTTCGGAAGCTGCGGCATCGAATCGCGATTCGCCAGTGGCAACGCTTTACGATTGAATCCTGCCATTGTCTTTTTCCTCCGTGAGCACCCAGGCCCTACCGGTTGTTAGGATCGTGGAACGGCCAGAATCTGCATCACCTTGGCCTCCTGGAGTCGGGTCGCCCCGAAGGCGGCCGAGACGCCGATCTGCCACGGCGCCATCCGCAAGTCGTAGCGCTGCACAATCTTGGTGTTGATTCCCAGCCAGGTTCCGTAATGCATCCCAGTCTCGTGATAGACCGGCACCTGCCAGAACGGATCGCTGGTCTGCGTCAGCAACTCACTATGAATGAACTGAATGCCCAGGAACCGCGTGATTTTGCCTTCCTCGAGCACCGGCGCATCCGGCTGGTTGAAGTCGCGGTTGATTACCTGCGCTTCGGCCAGCAGATCGTCGAGCTGGACCGCTGCCGCCACGCAATAGAGCGAGCCCATGTCCAGATCGACTTCATTCTGCAAGAGCAGCCTGCGCGCCTGCCGCAGCTTTGCGACCGTCAGACCGGTATTTCCCGAAGCGGCGTAATTGACCGCAATCGTATTGCTGGCGGGAAACGGTGTCGTGTAGTTGCCCTGCTCGCCGGTGTTCGAAGTCTCGAAGAACGCCCGGATGCATTCGGCGTCCTGGGCGCGGTTCATACCGGCCACAATCGCCTGTGCCCAGGAGCCTTTCGGATCGGCTTCGGTCTGGAGCTGATCCCAGTCATCGAAAGCCGCGTATTCGTCCCAGGCCTTCGGATAGGCCCAACGCGAATCATTCACCAGCTGCGTGAACGCAACCGGCTCGAGCCGATTTATGCGCTGCGATGGATTGGTCTTACCAACCTGCCGAATCGCCTGGGCTGCCTTCGAGCCCGTATGGCTCTGCTGACGGCAAGAGGATGGAATCCTCGCTTCCATCTGCTGGGCGAGGAGTTCGAAAATTTGCGTGAATTTTATTTCGTATAATCCAGATTCGTCGGTGACCGTAGTCGCCATTTGTGGCTAAGCCTCCAAAAGTTTTTTCAGAACCTTCGGCGCGACTTATCCCGACGATGTCAGGGGTCAATGCCTTGCCGCGATCGCCACGGCCAGACGGCCTTCTTACAGGCGGTAGCGGGTCCGTTGCTGGATTATCCGCTCGAACTACCTAGTACGCTTTTCTGCCTGTTTGTTAAAGAGGTGGTAAAGGGCCGGTGCGGAAGCGTCACACCCTTGCGCAACCGGCGCCACGCCGCCAAGGCGCGTGCAAAGTTCAAGGTAAAGCCAGGGGGAGTTGAGCTTGACGCTTCAACTTCAGCTACGACATTAATCACAACCTTGTCTTCACAGTCATTACACAAGACGAAACTGTCGGCTGGAAGGCCGGAGTCCTTGAGCTGAACCTCGACGAATCGGCTACAGCCTTTGAGGCCGCAGGGCAGGTTGACGATCATCATCGCGGTAGATTCCCGGCCGCCACTCGAGCGAGACGATCCATCTCCTGCATCTCAGGACCATCCTTGCCGTTGCGCATTACGCGCGCGCGAAAGTCCGCATCGGCATTCAGTTCGCGCATCCGAGCCCGCGCGCCTTCCGGCGTCATCCCGAAGGTCGGATTGCCGCGACCAGCCACGAAGCGACCTTCGCCCAGCGACTCGCCAGCCTTGGCCATCACCTTCAGGAATTTTGCCGTGCCGATCGCATCTTCTATATTGCCCAGGACTTCGGCTAACTCGCCGTCGTTTGTGATGCCGAGCGCCGGCGCGACAATCTGCCTGGCGTATCGACGGCCGAGCTCCTCGCGTTCCGTAAAGGTTTGCCCGGGCCACTCCTGGTGGAGCTTGGTCAAGTCTGCCTGCTCTTCGAGCGCCTGTGCGTTATCCTGAGCCTCGACTGCGGCCTTCATGTAAGCGTTCCAGCCGGTCGCCAATTGCTCGACCTGGGCCTGGTTCATACCGACGCGATGAAGCAGTGGCGCCATCGTCTTCGCGAATTCCTCGCCGCCCTCGACGGTGGGGATGCGATATTCGTCCGGCGTCTTCGGCCGGCCCAGACGATCGTAAACCGGATTCATATCGGCGACGCCTTCCGCATTCGGCTGCGGTATGCGCACCAGCTGATCTTTCGGAACGCCGATAAGCTTCTCGGCTTCGCGCGCCGACTTCATCGCCGCTTCAGGATTTTCGAACTTCTTCAGTTCCGTCCAACCGCGCAGGTCAGCATCCCCGAAATTGGCGTACCACGGTGCCGCAGCTGGAACCGGCGCGGCACCGTTACTACCTGCGGTGGTCGATGGCGCCGCGCTCGGTGTCGGCGCGGCCGACGGCGATCCGGTTGTCGTTGGATTCCCGTTGCCCATAACGCACTCCTTCAATTAATGGTCAAATGCCGTCCTGCCGTTAGTTATCTGACGGTCGACCATCTCCTGGTAATCGCGATCGATGGCTACGAGATCGCGATCATCAAGATTCAAATAGAAATAAAACTGAAGCCAGACTTCCTGTCGACCTACTGCGGCGGCGGTAGCGGCGGCATCGACACGCCCTTCCTGGTCATAACGTAAGGTTGATACATCCGCGAAACAGAACGAGCGAAGATGCCCGAGCACATCGACTGCCTCGGGCGTTGGCTTGCCCGCATCATCGAGCAAGAGTTTGCGGAAGGCTCGAGTTAACAACGCATCGCGTCGCACTCGGGCCAGGCGCTGGAGAAGTCCGTTCACGTCGACTTGCCGGCGCGCTTGCGCACCGAGGTCTCACCCACTGCCTGCGCGAACTTCGGCCCTCCGGTGTTCACGCGGCCGTAGAAAACTTGCTTGCCTTTCTCCTTGCCATATCGTTTGACGAATTCGGACATCACCGACTTACCCTTTTTTGACATTGGCATCGCTGATCCTCCCACGTCCTGGCGGCGAAGATTCGAATTGGGCATTGGCAATCCTCTTTTCCTGTTCGGTGCACCATTTCTCGATGCCGCGAATTACTTCCACGGGCAGTTGGTAACGCATCAAGGTGCGATTCAAGTTTCGAACGCCGTTGATGATATCGATCGTAACCAGCATCTGAGCTTCTTCCG